CAGGTATGTCAAATATTTGGGTATACACTATCACTCAGTCTATGGTTGTTAAAGGTAACGTAACTGTGGGAGGGTATATTCAGGGAACAGGTATATCTATAGGTACAAACGATGATTCGAGTACGAGTAATAAAAGTATATACTTCGGTGGTTCAAAATCAGATAATGCGTATGAACTCACAGTTATAGAAAACCGCGTTTATGAAACTGAGGAAAAGGCTGAACTACTTTTATTTAAAGGTAATGATAACGCGGATGCAACTGGTGGTGGTACACACGGTCCAGATAGAATACGTTTAAAAGGTGGTCAAATAGCATTTGATTTAAGTGCGGGGTACGATAGAACACAAGAAGATATACGTGCTGTCATGCACAGAAACGGCATTGGTGCTGGTATGTTAGGTATAAATACCCGGTCACCAATCGAAGCTATACACGTAGATGGAAAAATTAAGAGTACCCAGGGGTTTGTAGGTAAAGGTAGAGAACTAACAGGTTTGGGTTTTAATTATATAAATAAACATACGGATTATAAATTTAATCAAGCTGGAGCAACACAGTCACCTACAGAATGGGGAGAAATAGTAATAGGCGGAATAGTAATGCATCCTTCAGTTGCATTATCGAGTAATACTTCATATGGATATACAGCAACCGCATCGAGGGATGTAGCAAATGCATGGAAAGCGTTTGGGGGGTCTGGTAGTTGGGATTTAACCGGTTATGCTAACTCAAGTCTTGAAGGAACACGTGGACGATATTTAGGTTCAGTCGAAAGAATTCCCGGGTATAAAGGTGAATGGATAGAACTTCACATGACAAGTAGAATTTACCTCACTCGATTAGATGTAAATGCAGACAGGTTTTACCAACCACGAATAGCATATGTATTCGGTAGTAACGATGGTATAGAATACGATTTTATACACGATACTGGTGATTTAGGTCAATTTAATTTTTCCACTGGTAATAATACCATATTCACTAGAACACCGAATTACAATGACGACGATCCATACGATAGAATTTTAATTATTGTGAACATGGTTTCTGGAGGACAGACTCAACAATGGGATAATATTAATATTTATGGTAACCATTATGGTTCGTTTACCCCTAAAGTAAAAATCGATAATTCTGGTAAAATTGGTATAAATACAACTGTGAATCAAAATACCGCATATGCACTAGACGTACATGGTGATATTAACATGTCGGCTGGTAGTAGTTTCAAGATTAATGGAGTCGCACAAACGTTTGGGGGTGGAGGGGCTTGGACGGAATTAACGACAACGCCGTCGCACATTTATAGAGAGTTTAATAATGTTGGTATAGGGACAACTGCACCAGGTGCGCGTTTAGAGGTAATGTCAAGTGGCGGAAGTAACCCAGCAACTAATGGTATCTTAGTGTACAATAACGCGAATACACCAAATGAGGATTCTATACTCGCACTCCAAGTAGGTGGTTATCAAGGTTCTAGTAGTGCCGGAGATCCTTATATATCCTTTAATGCTGAAAGTGAAGGAGGGTGGTCTTTTGGTATGGATAATAGTGATTCTAACAAAATGAAACTTAGTACCGCTTGGGATTCTCTTTCGACTAATACAAAAATGACGATCGATACGAGTGGTAAAGTTGGTATTGGGACAACGAATCCCACATCTCTATTACACGTTGATGGTGATATGAACTTAACGGGTCCTTTAAAAATAAGTGGTTCCACGGGAACGTCTGGACAAGTACTTACATCAACTGGTGGGAGTCAAATGACATGGTCAGTGCCCGGTAGTGAATGGGAAAGTAATGCACAGACATTTCCAACAGCTCCAATGACACATAATACTTCGGGGCAGAATGTAGCATCTGCGAGTAGTACCAATAGTAGTTCCGAGGATCCGTGGTACGCATTTAATAATACAATAAGTAACGAAGGTTGGTTATGTGGTTCTAGTTTATATAACTTTGGTGTTTATGTCTCTGGTACATATACAACATATAACCCAGGTAATGCGGTGGAATATGGTGAATGGATACAATTTCAATTTCCAGCGGGTATAATTATAAATGAAATAAAAATAGCTCCACGAACAGGTCATCTGGATAAATGTGTAGGTGAGGGTAGACTTTTGGGAAGTAACAATGGTTCGTCATGGACAAATATAGCTTTCTTTACTGGAAAAACGTACACGACCGGAAATTATACAAGTATTAAGTTCACTGCAGCACCATCTTATACACATTTTAGGTTAATTGCGTATGAATTATCAGATACACTAAGTACCAGTAATCAATTAAGTATAGGTGAAATCCAATTTAAATCAGTCGGTGATACTTATAAGGCTGCTGGTAAAGTTGGTATTGGGACAACGAATCCACAGCATACATTAGACGTAAATGGTGATATTAATATGTCGACTGGTAGTAGTTTCAAAATTAATGGAGTCGCACAAACGTTTGGGGGTGGAACTGGAACTAGTAACGTTGTCGCGTGGGTTTATAACAGTAGTGCTGGCCCACCTGAAGTTACTTTTGATGAAAACGGTAATGGTTATCTTGCTGCCATTGGAGGTACTACCGACTATAATAATATACTAACGATACGAGGTTCAGTGAAAATTGATCAGGGTTCGTCCTACCTGCCGGGTTATGGTTCTAATGGTGATCTATACGTTCAGGGTAATGCTACTGTTAATGGTTGGTTATCAAAACCTAGTGGTTCCTTTAAAATAGATCACCCACTCCCAAGTATGAGCAATACACATACACTTTATCACTCTTTCATAGAAGGTCCAAAAGCCGATCTCATATATAGAGGTAAAGTTAATCTAGTAAACGGAAGTGCTTCTATAAACTTAGATACAGTTTCTAACATGACGAGTGGTACATTTGAAGCACTAAACAGGGACGTTCAATGTTTTACAACGAACGAATCCGATTGGGACGCAGTAAAGGGGTCAGTATCTGGAAACACACTTACAATATCGTGTCAAAACGCATCTTCTACAGCAAACGTTAGCTGGTTAGTTATAGGTGAAAGAAAAGATAAATACATGTTAGATACACCCTGGACTGACGATGACGGACACTTCATACCCGAAAAGGCAAAAAGTACATAAACACTAATTAAAAAACGAAATCACATTTACCATGCTGGAAAAAGCAGGATGGTAGATGGTTTAGTCGATCACTTTTTATTAGGAAGTGCGTCCATAACCGCTAAGGCAATTACGCCCGCAATGAAAAACATAACGACGAAATTGCACTCCGTGTCGTCTTCACCGAGGAAAGATCTAGAACGTCTAGGTCTCGCCGCCGCCTGTGGTTCGACTGGGGTCGGGGGTGCAACTTCTCGCCGCCGAGAAGGTATCTCAATAGGGTCTTCATCTAAAGGACAATACCCTATCATTTATAGTAAGTTTACAAATTAATTTCGACGGTCTTTTTCTTTTTGCCACCCCCTCTTTTCGATTTGGTCTGGGTGACTTTGACTTCTCGCACTTCGTCATCACCACCTTCTTTACCCGTATCAAAATTTGGTGGTTCGGCAATATCCGAAATATCGTCTTCGATATCAATTTCCGTATCGTCTGGTTTATTAATACTTGTTGTGTTCATTGGTGGTTGTGGAGGCATCATGATATTTCCCATAAGACTCGAGATATCAAACCCCGGACCTTGCATTTCTCGTCTCCCATTTTCATCTACGGTTGGTTCACCCGTACCCTGTTGGGATTTAGGAACTGTGTTTTGTACCGCAGATACCATGTTCTGAACGAGTCCTGGATTTTGTTTAATCACGTCGTTCATGTTAGGCATGACTGATTTAAACATGCTATTCGTTAAGTGAAACATCATGGCCGATCCACCAAGCATCATAATAAGTTTTACTTCTGGGGCAACGTGCATTTTAGTTCTGTATTTCACGTATAATTCTTCAAAAACTTCATCGTAATCGTCTACATTTTCCATAACATTTTCAGACCAACCGTCGAGCTGAATTTCAAATGGGTTATACTTTTTGTTTAAGAATTCAAGACCGGTCGTACATGCAACGAGCATACGTCTCGAAAACTTTATAGATTTATCAACGTCTATGCTATATGTAATTCTCTTTACTTCGTTTCTAAGTTCGTCTATTGGTGAATATACATTCAATCTCTTGTTTACCGTAAAACCTTTCTTTTCGAGTCTTCCGAGTTTGTTTACGAGATCAGCTTTTTCTTCATCGATGGTTTTATAGCCTGGTGTTGGTTTTTCCTCTTCCATATAAGGCATTCCACCACCTCCTCCTCCGCCACCCGCATACTCGTACCCCGGTTCCTCTTCTTCGTATTCACCATAATCAACTGGATCTTCTGGTGGTGGTACGGAAGGTGGATTTTGTTTATTTGGATTTGCGAAAGAATCAATATCTTCCTGAAAAGATTGTGTTTGTGGTGGCGTAAATTGCGTCTTCATGGGTTTTGGCATTTGTTTTTTCACAGGCTGAGGTCTTGGGATTTCAATTTCAATCTCATTCATAAGAGCCTGTTCGTTATCATCAAGTTTCATTACATTTGTATCACTTCTATTGAGGATAATCTCACCGTCCATTTAATCTTTATATTGAAAGTATTCTAAATCCTTTAACGCACTTTATAAAAAATATTTGTTCATAACAAATGAAACTCAACGCCACCAACAAAAATACTCTCAAGGCAATCGCGATTGTCTTCTTGATGTTATGTGCTCTCGCCGCTATGCGAACCAGCAATTACCAGACCATCGAAATTGAAACGACGAATGAAGGTTCCCTTTTTGATCTCGAATCGAAACCATCGTGCCTCGGTAACTCGTACTATTCCGATAGTCGAGGTGGGGTTTGTGGCGGACAACAACTCGTCAAGGAACAGTCGAGTTATAAGATGAAGTAAAATCTCCAGTATATATAAATGGCGTTAGTGACTAGTCAGTCAACTTTACCCGATTTCGAATATGAATATCACACCGTTATCGTTGATTCCGTTGATGATTCTTCAAAACAAAAATTTACTACATTCTTCCCAACACCACTCGAAAATATAGTCCAGGCTCAATTAACAGCTGCTCATATTAACGGTATAGGTGGAGCGCACAAACTCGTCCACCTCAAAATTGACGAATTAAGAACTTTCTTTTCTCAAAGAGGAAAAACAGATCTTGATACGGCTGATGATAATATGTTAAATGGTGTTTTTGGTTCTCTCGTAACAGGTGGAACGTCTCGACTCATTTTTAAAAATGAATACCCAGTTATTCAACAATATTATAACCCAATAAAGAAACTCGATAGAATGACTGTTGAGTTGTTAAAGGAAACAGGTGAAGCGGCAGACACAACCGAAACCTGTTTAATATTTAGATTCGTTTGCAAAAAAAGAAATTTAGCCTTCTAATATTTTCAGGGCGATATACACGTATAATTTTAACCTTTTCTTATTATAAATGTCTTCTGGTGTTGTTCAACTTATTGCCATTGGTGCTCAAGATGAGCACATTATGGGAAAACCAGAAATTTCATTCTTTAGCTCAACTTTCAAACGGCATTCTAATTTTTCACAATCCACAGAAAAGCAAACGATACAGGGAGCTGTGAAAAATAACGCTATGTCATCGATCAAATTTCCAAGATCAGGTGACTTATTAGGATACACATACTTTACTATAGACGATAACACGAAATCGCTTGATATCCAACACTGGGAAAATATAATCGATAGGGTCGAATTGATTATTGGTGGTCAGGTCATAGATTCACAAGACGCCGCGTTTACCGAAAGAATAGCAATAGATACGTTCGCGACGAACGTTTCTAAAAGCTCAAATGGTACACATCCAGGTATAAGTGCACGTTCATACTTTTACCCTTTACGTTTCTTTTTTTGTGAAGGTCCTCAATGTGCTATACCCATAGTTGCTTTACGATACCACGAAGTTGAATTACGTATTCACTGGGGTTCTCAAGCGGCTAATTATAATGTCGAGTGTTATTCAAATTATTATTACCTCGATAACGAAGAACGTGGAAATATAGTATCACGAAACCATGATCTACTCATAACACAAGTTCAAAAAAGTATTCCTTCACAGGAACTTACACAGGAACTTACGTTTAACCACCCCGTAAAATACCTCGCATGTTCCGATACATCAACAGAAGGTGCGTTAACATCCGCGAGTAATAAAATAAAAATTGAGATAAACGGTCTCGATATAGGTAATTATAAGTGGGGGAAACCACATTTTATGGAAATTCAAAACTATTACCACACACAATTCGTAACGTCGCCCGATTTCTTTTTATACTGCTTTTGTCTTTCGACGAGCTCACTCCAACCGACAGGAACGCTCAATTTTAGTCGTTTAGACTCTGCAAAGATACATAGTCAAAATATGATTATAAACGATCCAATATACGCCGTAAATTACAACATTCTCAGAATCGAAAATGGTATGGCGGGTTTGACGTACGCCAATTAAAAATACTTACTTATATTAAATGGTTAAAAATATACCTACCATCGAGCGGTCTACCAAAATCCGGTTTGGTAAACACGCTAATGATAATCAGGCCGAAAACACTATCGTGATAAATGCGTCAGATGCACCCATAGCGGCGTCAACACCAGGTTCAGTTTATATGACACCTTTACGGGTCGCAGAATTAGCAGGCGCAAACTTTTTCGCATACCACGCACAAACAGCAGAACTTGTAGATTCAGGTGTAGCTACAGATTTGTTAGGTGGTATTACTTTACAAAATGCAACTACTGTAGGTAATACTACAGCAAATGTAGTTGAATTTAATCACCCAACGACATCTTTCGTTACATCGTCTAACGTAGGTATTGCAAATACACTCCCTACACACGCTTTATCTGTAGCCGATAAGGTTTTTATTAAAGGAGCAGTGGGTGATACCGATGATCTCCGAATTGTAGGTAATACAAAAACAAATAGGTTATCGACTGCGGGAGACGCGGTCGTTATCGATAAAGATAATACAAATAAAATTCAAGTATCTGGTATTATACACACGGGAGATATACAAGCAACGTCTCACGTCGCAATCGCAAATACAAACCCACAGAATTTATTTACGTTAGGTGCAGATGGTCAAACCGTTATGAATGTACCTACCAACTCAAAATACGCCTTAGAAACAACCGGGAATATAAACGCACAATATTATCACGGTGATGGTGGTCTCTTATCAAATCTCAATTTACAAATTGTCACCGATAAAGCGAGTATAACAACGAACACACTTGATCTTACTCACCCAACAACATCGTTAAAAGCGTACAGTAATATAGTTGTCGATAACTATATATTTGGTAACATAAGTGGGTCTAATTTAATTACGGCAAGTAACATTACAAGTGTAAATACAAGTGCGTCTACAGGTCTATATGGTCACGTATTAGGATCTAATACCATATCAGCAACAAATATAACAGCAACTGATATTAGTGCAACAGATATACAAGGTACTGACATAGTGACCGATGACCTTATTGCAACAACAGGTATATATGGTGAAATAAAAGGGTCTAATGTCGTATCAGCAAATAGAGTTAGTGCACTATCAATGTATGGTGATATACTAGGGTCTAATGTCGTAGAAGCAAATAAAGTTAGTGCAGAGGCAGGTCTCTACGGCGAAATAAAAGGATCCAATGCCATATCGGCATCTACAATTACTGCATCAAGTATATCAGGTGATGGTAGTTCTGTAACAGATATAGGTACGGGTAATATAACTACGGGTGTTCTCGATGTCGCAAGAGGTGGTACAGGTATTGGTGATACATATACAACAGGTGATATACCATACGCATCTGCGCATGATACAATTAGCACATTAGGTGTATCGTCGGCAACTGCAGGTCAATTTCTCCGATTAAACCCTACTAAAACGGCACCCATATGGTCAGATGTTCCACTTACGTTAGACGAAGTACTTGAATCACAAACAGGTGTATCTAACGTTTCCAATGCAGTTATGACATTAAATAAAGCTTCGGGTGTAGCTCTAGAAGTAACGGATGCACAAGTTGCATTAAACGGTACGGGAAATGTATTAAATGTACCAAATGGTGAAATTCATGCATCGACTTTTCAAGGATCATTTAACGGAAACGGTTCGAGTATAACTCACTTAGATTTGGATCAGGGTACTAATACTGGTATAGTTCCTATGGCTCGAGGTGGTACGGGTACTGGAGGCTTAACTAATAAAAGTATACCGTACGTGAACACGTCTGGCGTTCTTGATGAGAGTAAAATTGAATATGACGCAACTAGTGAAATTACATCTATTAGTTCAAACGTAGTCATTTCCGGAAACTTAACTGTCCAAGGTAATGTTACGTCGCAACACTCAAACGATCACTACATTACCGATAAAATATTTGCAGTCGCACACGGAAATGCCGTAGACGCAAAGGATATGGGGCAACACATGTCAAGACCAACCGCAAACGTATTTGCAGGTTTTTTGGGTCAGACAATAGGTAAGGAATATACCATCGCTTATACAACAAGTAAATCCGAAAGTGATACGGTTACACCAACTATGTCAACGAGTGATGGATACATCACGGCAAATGTTTGGGGTAACGTGTTATCCGGTAACGTCACGACAACGGGTAAAGTAACCGCAGATAGTTTTCATGGCGAAGGTTCATTTATAACAGGTTTAAATTTAGGTTCGACGTCTATGAATTCCGGTTCAGTTCATACTTCACTTGGAGGTACGGGTGTAACTACAGGGCTCACAGCACTAAATGCAACTAACCTTACATCTGGAACAGTTGCTACTGCACGTGGTGGTACGGGTGTAACCACAGGTCTTACTGTACTCGACCCCGCTAATTTGAGCTCACAAGTCTTACTCGCCAAGGGTGGTACGGGTTTAACTGCAGTAGCACAAAACGAACTGTTATTAGGTCCAGCGTCTGGAGGAACGGCGTTAGATAAACTTCCTCCTCATACAGCATCAAGTAAAAAATTCCTTAGAAGTTCAGCCGCGGGTATAGCATGGGACGATGTTTCTTCTACTTTACAGACTATTACAGAGGGGGGTGCAACGACAACAGAAACGGTTGCGTTTAATAACACAACCACAGGTTTAACGTCTGCGGGTGATATCGATATCGCAGCTACGAAAAGAATCGATTTCGCAACCGATATTATAATTGAATCGACCGCAGGTACATCTCTCAATAAAAGCCCCCTAAAAATAATTAACGCTATTGAGGTCGATCCGGACGTTGTCGGTGGAGGAACATCGTCAAAGAACGTTTTAGCGATTAATCACACGACAGGTGAAATTTATGATTCAGGGGGACAAGGTGGTTCAACTATGGAATTTATCCACGAGGAAGGCACAGGCGTACAGGCTAACGTCAGTATTGGTCGTACAGCTTGGGGTGCGACCACAGATTCTAACCTTACAATTAACACGTATGGGTCCAATGTACTCACAATATCGGGAAATGTATCAGCCGACAATATTACGATTGGTGCTCTACACGTATCTGCATCACCATTTAATTTAGATGATGTTGCGAGTGCAAGTGCAGGTGCAAATGTAACTTCAAACGTTCTACAACTTACAGCTACAGGTAATGCGTTTGTTACAACGAATAACATTGAAGTTGGTAAAGATGTACATACAGGAGGTAACGTATATTCACAAAACCTTCAACTCACAAACACACAAATTTCAACTACTTGGACTACGGGTTCGGGAACGCTCGAAATAGATTGTAAAAACAAAACGTATGGAACAGCACCCGCTGTATCAATAGATGCAGATGTTGCAATACTTAACGTAACAAACTTACCAAGTGGTGGTCAGGTCGTCGTACCCCTTGTAGCGTCAGGAGCAGATAGAAAAGTTCTTAAAACAATCACAGCTGGTATTGATTTTATCGCATTTACGGCCGATGTTTCCATAGACCAGAACAGTCACGGTCTTTTGACCGTATCAAAAATTGGTGCATCGGGTGCGGAAAAAATATACATGAATGCAATCTCATTCACAGCAGCGTAATTCATTTTTTTTTCAATCTTTCATATTATACATGGGCTTAAAAATAAAAAACCTTAGTATAATATAAAATATGTCTGGAGGTATTGCTCAACTCGTTGCTGTAGGCGCCCAAGATGCGCACCTTGTCGGCCAACCCGAAGTTTCTTTTTTTAGATCTAACTATAAACGTCACACAAACTTTGCCCAAACTGTCGAAAGACAAACTATCCAGGGCAACCCATCTGCTAACGGTATGTCCACTGTTAGATTCGAACGTAAAGGTGATATGCTCGGATACGTCTATCTCGCAGATAGATCGGCTAATCACGTCGCGTGGGAAACGGCTGTTTCCAAGGTTGAACTTTTGATTGGTGGTCAAGTCATCGACACACAAGAATTTAAATTTTCCGCGCTACTCGCGCCAATTACCATGGACCAAACGGCCTCTAAATCGTCGTACGTTGCCGGTCAAGGTACATTCTACCCACTCAGGTTTTCGTTTTGCGAAAACGCCCAATCCGCACTCCCATTGGTCGCGCTCCAATACCACGATGTGGAATTGAGAATTACATGGGCTGCTACTCCACCAAGTGATGTTGAAGTTTTCTCTCAATTCATCCACCTCGATACGGATGAACGCACGGCTTTGTCCAGTACGCCACAAAACATGATCGTCACACAAACACAAAAAGCTGTTGCATCAGGGTCAGCTACACAAGAACTTAACTTTAACCACCCAATCAAGTATTTGATCGCAGAAAACACCGTTAATGTTAATAAACAACTTGCTGACACCACGAAGATGAGACTTCAAATCAATGGTACGGATGTTGCTGACCCAAAGACAGTGTCCCCACACTTTACATCGGTGCCAATCTATTACCACACAGCTCACGGTGATGTTTGCACTGGTGGTGCTAATAACGATACAATCATCTTGGTTCCATTCTGTCTCGATACGTCTAAGGTCCAACCAACTGGGTCGCTCAACTTCAGTAGGCTCGATTCCGCGAGACTTGTCGTCGAAGGTGATACGTTCGAATATGATGTCTATGGCATCAATTACAACATCCTCCGTATCGAAAACGGTATGGGTGGTTTGATGTATTCCAACTAATTTAATTTTAGCCACTTATTATAAATGTTCTGGCAATTAGTTTTTCTCTCTGCTTTCATTTTTATTATTACATACGATCCCAAATCCGGAACTTTGAATCATCTCGTCGACTCTAAAAAACACGAACAATTACAAAATGCTGAGTGTAAAGAAGGTCACTTCCAGGAGATTCAATTTGCTCAACAGGGATATGAGTGTCCAAAAGAAAAAGGCGCACACATGGGTGCGATTATACGAACTTAAAAACATAAATTTATATTTTAATACATATAATGTTTACGTTTGATCGAGATACCGCTACAGTTGTTGCCATTCTAATCTGTATAGTAGGTTCATTATACCTATACAAAGAACTCAAAAGCACAAAAGACGAATTAAATGAAGTCAAGGGTACGAATGGACAAATAACTTCATTTTTATCGCAAATAGGACCAATTCCAGTTAACTCAGGAGCACCTCAAATGACTAAAAATAACGAAGTAAAAGAAGCCCAAGTGGTCGATGATCTTGAAGAAAATCAAGAAAGCGAGGAAGAATCCTCAGAATAATCATCTCGCTTAATTATAACTTGCTAATGAGCAATGAAGAAATATAAGGCTATAGCTATACCTGTATCCTTTACAGGTTCCAAACCAAAGTTTCTGACTGTCCGGGATCGAAGATTCAAAGATTGGATTTTCGTCACCGGAGGGTGCAGGCGAAGAGAAATTCCAAATCCAATTAGGTGTGCGCTGAGAGAATTAGAGGAGGAAACACGAGGGGTTGTATCTCTAAAAAAAGGTGAATATACGACTTTCAAGTTTATAGTCAAAGAAAGCCCCGGTGTTGAATTAGAATATAATGTGTTCATATTTTTCGTAAATTATACACAACAAGAACAATCGGAACTCATAAAAAAGTTCAACGATGAAAAACAAAAAACTAACCTTAAAAAAATACAAAAACAACCAATTAAAAGAACGTTTGATGAAAACGATTTCATGAATTTTGAAACATTAACAGAATTTAATACCAAAAAACAGTGGGATCGAATAGTTAAAAATGTTCTTAATAACCCAGAATTCTACGCGTGTGTAACTTCAACGAATAGAAAAACCTTCTCTATTAAATAATGAAGTCCAAGGTTTATATTCTTTCGCAAATAGCAGATCTTCTCGTAGAAAGACATGGTTATACGAGAGAAAAAGCAAACAGGTATGCAGAATTACACACGAATGATAAAGTATATGAACTACTCGTACTAAAAAAGTCTTTATCAGAAAACGAAGAATATCCAGAAGTATCAGTTAGAAAAACAATTTGGAGACATCACTACGATAGTGATTAATGAATATAAAAAAATAAAAACAATAATTGGTAAGTAACCATGTTTAAAAAATGGTGTAAAGAACAGGGGTTCTGGAATGGTTCCAATTTATCACATGTGCTCATGGACGGTGGCGTCCTTTCCGTGCCATTTGATAGATTGAATACTTTTTATGAAAAGTACGTAGAGGCTTATAATTCAGGTGAAAAGATATTTGTCGTCGAACAGAAAACAGAAAACTATAACTTTTTTGTAGATCTCGACTATAAAGACGAAGATGAAATGACATTTTCGGAAGTTGAAAGTATATGTAAAGTGATATGTGATAAGGTAAAAAAATTCGGAGGTAAAGAAGCTCTCATATCCGTAGCTGCTCCAAAACCAGCTGGACACCTTATAAAAACGGGTATTCACATTAACTGGCCCGATTTTGTAGTAGATAGATCATCTGCCTTAGCACTTAGAGAACATATTATAAACACACTCAACTTAGCTTACGGTTCAAAGGAATGGAAAGATATTGTCGACGAGTCTGTCTATGGAAGTTCATCTCGAAAAACAAAAGGAAGTGGGTTTCGTATGCCATGGTCACATAAAAAGGGTAAGCATGAAGCATGTTCCGGTCAGGGGTGCAAACAATGCAATAACACAGGGAAAGAAACACAAGGTGAATATAGACCCATTTTCATATATAGGTGTGGACCTTTCAGTATGTTAGAAGCAATTGAAGGACATATAGCGAATGTTAAAATAATGCAAATGGCAACACTCAGAACAGAAAGAGATGACCCAGTGAATATAGAAGGAAGTAAAATAAAAAGAGAAGACGACTTTACAGCTACA